TCAGGGGGCCAGTCTACTGAAAGATATCGGCAGGGTGATATTTACAGGTGAGCCTAATGGCCCTGATGCTGATATTCCCATTTGAATGATGGTTCCATCAGGCAATTTTCTCCAGCGATTAGAACTCGGATTTCTTTTCCAGGCTGACATATCCGGTATCTGATTTTCTCCTGTACCCACATCCCTTTTCGCCGCTTCTCCCAAACCAAGGTATGTGAGAATGTCAGCAATAGTCTTTTTCCCGATAATGTCACGGCCAACAGAAGTCAAATCAGTCTGCGCAGCTGTATCATTTCCAGTGAAATACGGGAGTTTATTTGCACCGGTTTCCAGCCCAGCTAATGCCGTCAGCGTGGCATCAAGGGCCTGGAAATCCTTCCCAAAAGCGGTTCCCATTTTGGAGATAAACCCGTTCAGGTCACCATCATCAAGCACGTCCAGCCCACTTTTGTTGGCTGTGTACTGCGCAAGCGCTGCCGCAATAAAGCTGGCCTGTCGAATAACCTTATTGACTTGCGCACTGGATGCTTTCCCTGCTGTAAATCCGGATAAAAGCGCAGGCAACGCTTCCCATTCCTCCTGCGACATAACATTAGCATTTCGATCCGTTGCAAACGCTTTAAAGTCATTTTTCGCCATCAGAGTAATACTCCCCATGCTCCTACATCAAAACCACTGATGAATTCGTTATCCATATCAAAACCAAAAAATTTTGAGCCTTCCGATGGGGTTTCCACCGAAGGTGTTTCAATGCCACCCGCCCACACCCCGGCGGCTTTTACTGTGAGATATCCCTGTTTAATTGCAGCAATTAACTCACGCGATACATCTGAAATATCAGTATCAGGAAAGACCCAGACCGATATAGTCATGTCCTGGTTATCGACTATCTGCATTCGCAGCCCGGATCCTGCTGTTGCCGCGTCAAGAATTGCCGGAAGCGAATCATTCCGTCCGTCCCAGTTATTAATCGCAATCTTCGCTTTAAGAATGACACGATAAGTTTCATCGCTGAGATACATGTATCCGGAATCAGGATCATATGGCCCCTGCCATACCCCCTGATCATATCCAAGCCCGTCGGTATCCCAGCTGAAATAGACACCTGAGATAGGCTGGCGGACAACACGGCTACGTCCGATCCACAATCCCAGAATGTCAAGTTGCACACCAACCGCAGAGTCAATATCAAATGCAGTAATCAGCCCTCTGGTGGCAGCCGCAACATCAATAAGCGGCCGGGTCATCAGATCAACATGTGCAAGAAATTTAGGTTTGGTGGCGTGGTAGTTCGTGATTAGTTCGGTGTATTTGCTCATGACTCCACCGTTATAACGATATTTTCCGGGGTACAGGACGCAGATTCGTTGTATCTGATATCAATGTTTGATGACGACAAAGCCCCCGGGGATTTCCCAATCGTCAGTTCCTGAATATCGTAATAGCGTGCATTCCCGCCACTCACCACGCCAAGATTCGCCGGTGAGTAAATGCGACTTAAAAGGACCGAATCACCGATCGTAAGACTATTGATATAGTCGGAAATAGCCTGCTGGATCTGCTGCCCTATCTGTGAGGTATAACCCGTAAAAACTTTTAATTTAATCCGGGCATAAACAGGCACATCACTGGAACGCGAGAATTTGATTACATGGGGATTGCCGTATTTATCCGGAACCGTAACGGATGTTGTACCGTGAGTGGCTGTACCCTGGCCTTTATTCCCTCTGATAGCCTGAGCAATATCCGTCACATCACCGCCATCCACAATTACAGCAACAGAGTGTGGCGGTAACCCGTTACCGTCCTCCGAACCAGTATCGTTTTCATAGAGTTTGTGGCGGGTTACACCGGTAACATTAGAAACAGCACCATCCAGTGCTTCAAATGGGGTTATTGATGGCAGCGCAACACTCTGCGACTGGCGGATACGTAACTCCGCGTCAGTTTCTGCCGGAGTGCCCACAGTAGCTGCAGCAGGATTGGTTACCGAAACCCAGCCACGGGTTGGCGTATTAATTTCAGTGATAGTTCCAGCCAGCGCCGCCACTGCACCACTGACGGAACATGTTGCGGTCGCCATCACTGTACCATCCACGCCGACCACCACTGAAGCAGGCAAACGCCATATCACATTATTACTGTCTTTCACGCTGCCATTAATGATGGTTGTTCCGGCAGTTCCTGTAAGAAGCAAATCAACCGTAGAATTCGTCGCGCCTTTACGTGAAATACCATTTATTTTCACGTTACTGGTCAGTGCAGCCCCATAGCCGGTTGCCGGTGAAAAACAGTTGTAGACAGTTATCGCCATATTATTGGCATCATGAATCGCCAGCGCCATCAGAGCCACCATCTGGCCGTCTTTGCTGTCCGGTTCGAGGTAGGCATCACTGCCATAAATCTGCTGAAAATAGCTAATCAGGGTGCTGAGTATCGTCTGATAATCAGGCGCACTGATCCCCTCCGCGGTTACCTTTGCAGATAAACCGAGAGAATCAAGGTTCAGAGCCATTACGCCTCCGATGTAACAGTCGTTATTCCATAGAGAGTGTCGATTTCAGCGGAAAACATGACACGTCGGGTCGTGGTATCCACCGTCGTATTGAAAGAGAGGATTGATTTAACGCCCCGCGTTTCGAGGATGCGCTTACGGATCGCCAGGTTGTAGGTTTCCGGCTTCTGCTTACCGAGTACGGACTGGATCCACGGAGTCCCTTCGGTGGTGTCTAGAAACCATTGCCCATACCACAATTCGAATCGCGTTTTTACCGCCTGCGCCACGGCCTCCGGTGAGTTAATCAGCCAGGTGTCATCACCGCTGCCAAAGGTGTAATCGCCATCGGCGTCTTCACGTCTGTATCGCATCAGTTTACCCCATCGGTATTGCTTCCACCGCGCTGAACACCGCCATGAGTGTGCGTATCATCGATTGGCTTGCCGTTAGCCTTCACGCTACCCAAAAACTCAACAGCACCAGTGATTTTTGAAGCCACACCAGAAACCACAGACCCCACCATGCCCCCCAACCAGGTTAACAGGCCATGAATGGTTACTTTCTCAGAAAAATCAACCAGAGGGGCAACCACATCAAGACCACCCGGAGCGACAATTTTAATTTTCCTGGTATCAGGATTAAGCTCAAAATAGGTGCTACCGTCGTCACTACGCAACTGTGTGGCACTGGTATTAATACCGCTAATCTTTCTCGCCTGCGACTGGGGACCGACAATACAAAACGCATCCGATAAATCATGCATTCTGTCATCGACCGGCTCCTGTATCCCACCGCTCTGCCACCAGAAATCAATACAACGATCGGCAAAAACGACAAGACACTCATCCCCGGCTTTAACCGGAAAAGTCAACGTACAGCCTCCGCCGCGCGGAAATACCACTGGCACATCCACCAGCAACGGGTAATTTTTGGTAATGCGGTTACCGTCGTTATCCTTTTCAACCGAACGGATAGCTGGCTGCACAACCGCCGTCACCGCGTCGGGCTCGAATGACTGAACAATGCCAGGCAAGGCGACACGGATCTGGTTCTTTGTTGTTTCCCGTTCAGATTTGAATGTTTCGGCAAGGTCGCCGCTGCGGGTCTGGTCAGATACTGCCATTTAGTAGGCTCCAGAAAGCAAAAAACCCGCCGGGTGGCGGGTTCATTATTGAAGTTTCATTACTGCTTGTTTGCTTCTAACGCTTCAGCTATTCGGCGAAGATACTCATTGTTTTTAAATGAAACCATGATGCACTCAAAGAATATTCGGCAAGATACAGCACATAACAAAAGCACTAAAGCGCCAGCAGCCTTCCCATTAACAAACGTTATAATGGCGGCAACAACCAGAAGTAACATTGTGATGCCATACAGAACGTTGATGATTTTTGGAGTTATTAATTTATCAAATCCGAACATGCGACAAATTCCTTATCGTGAAAGTAGAAGTATCACATTATAATTACGAGTGATTAATCAACAATCTTTTTGCATGGAAAGGAGCCGATGATTTTCGGCGCATCCATGCTGTTCTGCAGCAGTTGCACATTCAGGAATCGCGTTTCGGTACCAGGGCGACGAATGTATTCAAAGCCGTAGTTGTTACCGTCTTTGGCTGGCATAAGCCCCATGTCTACTTTCAAACCATTGGTACCCAGTTCGGTGATTTTTTGAGAGGTAACTCTTTCACCGTTGATTGTCGATAACTCGCCCTGGTTTGCAACCATAGTGTAGCCACCGCATTTAACCGTGAAGCCATCCGCCCACGCGCTGCACGCAGAAAAGACAGCTAACCGAAAAATAATCCCCCTCATTGCTCATCCCCTTTGCAAAGCCGATTGCGTATACAGATCCGCCGCGCTACGCGCTTCGCACATCATATCCATGTACCACGCCTGGCCCCTTGTGTCGCCAGTGTACATAATCCCGCGCACAATATAAACGCCATCCATTGCGATGCTGGCAGGCTGCGATGTGGTGCCGCTGAGCGTAATATTTCCGTCCGTGTTCTGGTCGGTGATCTGACCACCAGCCATAGCGATATCGTTGTTCGACAACGCGGTGCGATATACAGAAGCCTGATCCAGCTGAATGAGCCCGTTAACCCGGATGTTCGGATTAATGAGCGCACGGACGTTTACGCCGTTACCGATGGTCTGCTGCGGCATGCCAATAAGCCCGGTAGCACTGTTGAGCACAATCGCTTCGTGAACATATTCGTTATTCGCCACCATCTGGCGTTGACCATCCACGAATTGCCATGTTGCGCCACATTGCCCGGCTACGTTATCCATAAGATGCCGCGTCATGCCAAAGAGCACCCGCCCCCGGGGGAATACAGTCGCAGGCATTTCAGGCGTCAGGCCTTCGGTCGCGCCTTTGGCTTCAAAGTCTTTCATCAGCGCACGGTTTACATCAGCGACCGTGTAACCGGCAGCCAGCGTCTGTGAGGTTATACTGGTGGCAAAAGCCAGATCAGTATCGGCTGCCTGAATCAGGACGTAGGAATCAACCGGACTGTCTTTTCCTGTGACCGAGTAGCGAATTTCACCGCTGAAAATCAGTCCGTAGTTGCGACCATCACTCTGGCCCACGTCCGCCGCGTCAACTTCCCGCACTGTCCCGACGTCGCTTGCCGACACTTCCGGCGCGATACCGTCGTAACCCGCAATCAGACGCACTTTCGAAAACTCCTGCCCGGTAATTCGGTTCACAGTATCTGCCGAGAGGTTATAAATTTTGATAGTCCCTACCCGGGACGCGCTGCTGATGTTGAACCAGTCGATCGTAAAGGTGACTTTGAAATCACTTAGCTCAATTCCCTGACCGTTCCCGTCCACAAGCTGCAGCTCGAAATGTCTCATCCAGTTCTGTGACATGCTTACTCCGTTGATACCAGTAAATGGCTGCGACTGCCCAGGTCAGTTTTCGTGGGATAATCCTGTGTGTTGTCATCGCAGACCACCAACAGCTTAAAACCAAGCCCCATACAGGCGTACTGCGCCAGCAGATCAGCGCCAGTGACGAGAGGAATACCGGAGATTACCGGCTCTCCTCTGTCGTTCTGCAGGTCCATAATCCAGTAAGGATCTCGCCATATGATGCTAATCCGCCAGGTGACACCGCTCAGGACGATACTGAACTGCTGGTTATCCGCTGTCAGCGGAATTTCCTGAATTGTCATCAACCGCCCCCCAGTAATGACGCCACGTTACCCGTGATGCTTTTCAGCAGTGAAGTATCTGGAGGCTTTGTGGTTTTGTTGCCGCTGTTCTGTACCGCCGACGTGCTGGCCCCTTCCTTCATGTTGGTTTTATCAGCGACAGTGATCTGCTGTGTCCGGGAGATAAGGACCTCCCTCAGGGTGAGGACGGCGGACAGGACGTTTTCGGTTGTCTTGTCCGTCGTCACTTCCAGCGCCCGGATCAACATGTTGCTGTACAGCCGTTTACCGGTTACCACATCGAAGGGGATACGGCTTTCCTGCAGATCCAGTAGCTCCTGATACGTCTGCTGAGGACTCAGGCCGAGCAGGCCGGTAGCCGTCAGGTTACTGGCAAAATCCAGCAATGCGCCGCCACCGGCGAAACCAACCTCCATCACCACTTCTGACGGTTTTTTATAGGCATGATCAGCGACAGCAGCCCCGACCTCTACCGGATGCTCTGTTATTTCAAGCATATCTGTATGCTTCTCTGAAATAACAACACTGGGAACAATCATTCCTATTTTTCTGCTCTGCTGATGAAAAAGTGTAGAGAGAATATCCACTAACCCACCCTCACCTGATTACTTCGCATGACCTGAGCATTTGCAGACTGTTGCCGACGTGCAACCTCATTACCGACAGCGTGCGGATCTCCGCCACCGTAAATGTGGTAAGTATTTTGCTGATTAACCTCTGTCATTTTGCCACTAATTCCCGCCACGGCAGCCTTATTAATCAGCCCTCGGGAATAGATATTTCTTCCATTTTCATGCTGGATAATGCTGCTCATCAATGCTGACATGGTTTGCGGATCGCTCATATTCAGGGCAGCCCGGGGATCCACTCCCAGTCGTTGCGATACAGCCCTGATATACGCAGTTGTGTTGTTATTATCAGACGCAGGTGCCCAGGTAGAGATAATTTTCTCCACACTGTTTATTCCCCGTCCGGCGTACAGCATTAACTGACGAGCAAGAGCCCGTAATCCATCAAAAGCAGTTTCAAATCTGGCAAATCGCCCGCCCGGGCGTTCAAGAGAAGCCCCTGCCTGACCAGCAAAATTAAGGTTTCCCGGATTGTTATTCCGTTCTCCTCGTTTCGTAGCCTGTGCATGTTGTTCCGGCTCATCATCACCAAACCAGCCGCGTACCGTCCGGCCCACACTGCGGGGATCGAATCCCCAGTGCTCTTTAATCCAGTCGGCAGTACTGTTAGCGCTGTCTGTAACCATCGGCATCGCTGACGGATTTTCGCTGCCCTGATTAAGTATCTGTTTGCCGATGCTGACGGCATCAGCCCAGCGGCCATCTTTGATAGCGTTGAGCAGGTCAGCGATCATGTTCAGCATTTTGCTGAATTCGCCCATCTGGTCGATGAAGTTGCTGAAATCCCACTTCAGGGACCATGATTTGGGGTCAATATTGAGCAGTTTCGCCAGCGCTTTCACCAGGTCGTTAACGGTCGTTTTAAGGTCACGAACCATCTTCAGCGCGGCATCGACCTCCGGTTTCCACTTGCCCCAGTCAATCAGGCTGTCGCCGCCTTCCTTCCAGGTCTGATAGTCCTCCCACAGGAGGGCAATACCCGCCGCCAGCGCGGTAATGAGGCCAATCGGCGACATCCAGAACGTACTGTTCAGAATGCGCAGCGCAATCGTCAGTGCGCCAAACAGCGAGATCAACTCCCGCGTTTGCTTATCCAGCGATTGCCACCAGGTGATAAGGCCTGATGTCCCCTCAATCAGTCTGAAGAACAGCCGCCCGATAATATCCCCGAGCGCCAGAATGCCTTTTATGGCTTTCGTCAGGGTCTGCTCGATACGAGGGAAGTTGTCCAGGATATGGCGGCGCAGGGTGTCCAGCGAACCCGCAAGCCCCCCCGCAAGATTAGAGCCGATTTTGTCACGGGCCATGCCTGCCATCGCGCCAAACTCACGCAGGGAGGTCATAAATTTGTTGGAGCTTCTGGCCGCCTCGTCAGCATTGAAGCCGATAGCTTTCGCCATTGCGCTGTACTGCCCGGAGAAGCCACCCACACCCCGGCGCATAGCCATCAGGGTATTTTCGTCAATGCCCAGCATCTGCGCATACTGGTTAGCCCGGTAATACGGCATGCTGCTGAGTTTCTGTCCAACGCCCGTAAAGATAGCGGCCATGTCACGCATGTTACCGCTGGCATCACGGGTCTGTACGCCCAGGCGATTCAGAAAGCCTTCTGCTCCGGGATTATTACGAATAAACCGGGAGAGGTTTTCCAGAGAAGATCGCGCAGCGTCCACGCTGCCGCCAACCTGCGAAACCGCATAGCCAATAGACTGAATTCCCTGGACTGTCGCGCCAGTGCGCTGTGACGCCCAGTAAAGATTATCCAGACCAGAGGCGATCTTAGCCGTGAAGGCCACCACGGACAGCGCAGCTCCTTCGACGGCCAGCCCCATTTTGATGACATTTGCAGTTGTACCGGCGAGGACAGAACCGAATTTTTTCGCTCCTGCATCATCCACACTGAAGCCAAGCGAGACGAGGAAATCTTTAATAGTCTCGGCGTTCATTATCCTCTCTCCATTTCTCAATGCGCCGCTGGTTATCCGCTTTTACCGCCAGATGGTCATTCAAGAGAGCAATGTCGTACAAATCGACAGAGCCATCTTTAAGTGCTGTATAAGGAATTAACCCGGCGTCAACCGGATTGAGAAGGTAGGACAGCCCGTCCGGCAGGCTGTTAAACGTCAGCCCTGTTGCAGGCTCTGCGTCGTGCTGGTAAGGGGTGTAGGCAAAAAATTTCCCAGCGAATCGGCGACCACCCGCGCCACCAGCTGCAGCATGACCAGCAGGTCAATATCATCAAACATCAGTTCGCCCTGGGTAAATACCGGCACCCATCCGTCCATATGACGCCGCGATACCACCGCAAGACAGGGATGAATAATCGCATCGGTGTCATCTTCGGTCAGGGAAGACAGTTCCTCAGCGATACGCGGGAGCATGGTTTCAAACACCGGTTTTAACTGCTCGAATTTCACGGTGTCGATTTTGCCGTCAGCAGGCAAACGGGAGCGAATGCTCCCGAAATCTGACATCATTCCTGCCAGCACCGGCAGAAGTTTGCGGGTCACTTTCAGCTGGTCAAAAACGCTGAGTTTTGCCACGCGATATTTCACGCCTTTGATTTCGAATTCCATGTATTAAAACTCCCCGAGAACCTGGTCAATCTTGCCGCAGTCAAACACCCACGGCATCGTATTACCGGTTTTAGCGTTGGCGTTATCCGGTTGTTTCTGGAACGCAACACTGCGTGCCGTGATGATGTCGCCACTGACCTTGTTGCGGATCACAATAACGTTATTCCCCCATGTGGCAGAAGACTGGCTCTGTGCGTTATACGCCAGCGACAATTTTTTATTTGTCGGTGATGTCTTCAGAAGGTTAACGGTAATCGTCCCGCTTTTATCTGCATGGAGACTGTGCATCACTTCGCCATCAGAACCGATGGTCATGGTGTTTTTAGGACCGCCCATCGCAACCACAATCCCCTCTTCAGAACTTGCCGAACCGTACCCGAGGTCAATCGAACCTGTCGGCCCGGTCAGCGTCGCAGTGACATCCATAAAAGAATAGGTAGACATTCACTTCCCCTTAGCGAACAACGTTAATCTGTACGTCAGCGTAATGAACCGCGCCTGCAAGTTTTATTGCAGCCTGAATCACCGGAGCCTTACGGGCTTCACGCTCTGATTGTGCCTGTTCATCCAGCGGCTGGGCGTATACGTAATAACCTTTGGGCAGCGTGTCACCTGATGACAACTGACCAAGGTCGCCCCCGTTCCATACGCCCGGAGCAATCAGTCCATTCTGAACGGCCTGATCCAGTGATTTTTCAACATTTGATAACAGTCGGGTAATACCGGCTTCAGTCTGGGGAACTTTCGTGGTGCTGGTATAAAGCAGGTTATAGAGGTTGGTCTGCACATAATTCTGTAACCAGTCCAGGCCGTGGCGTTCATCAAAGAAATCGCCGTTAGCCATCACTCCCTGCTGGAGGATAGCCGTATCATTCTGGTAGTACACGAATACATTGCATTTTTTTGCATCAAGTGCCGATGCCTGGCTGACTGTCAGTGTTTCATACCCGACCCCCGGCTCCTGCTTAAACTTGAGCGTAATCGCGGTATTACTGCCATTGAAATTAACCGTGAATGCCCGGCCAAATGCAGATAACGCAGCGTATTTATTACCCGATGAATACTGAATAAAACTGCGTGAATATCCGGCGGTTTTCAGTTTTGATGCCAAATCATCGCTGGATGCAGTCTGCAGGCATTTCTCATCGCTTGTCGTAATCGCCAGAATACGGCTTACAGAAGAGGATTCGATCGCCGCAGCCACTTTCAGCCAGTCTGCATCCGGAATATCTTCATCGTCTGCAATCCCCAGCCCATACCATGAAGTATAATCGAGCATGGCATTCACAGCCTGTTCCAGCGTCTCAGGCGTGGCCTGTTCGCTGTCTCCCTTCGTTTTCACCCAACGACCAACAAAAACCTCCTGAGGTTTCGGTGATTGTGAGAAAAACACCTGCGCAGCCTTATATTCTGGTGATTCCACGCCAAAATCTTTTCCAATATCTTCCGCGGCAGAATAACGGCGAATGCGCTCACTTACCGGAATGATTGTGGACGGGCCGAGAATGAGTAATGCACCAAAATTTCGCCCTGATGCTGCACGCGGCGACATGATCACATCAACATTAACAACGTTTGATACAGGCAAGCCCTGTGCCATAGCTTAATCTCCGAAAAAGATGACTGGTGCTTCCACCAGCGATTTAATACCGTACTCGCGCACAACCTTCCGGCGCAGACGCACCGTCATATCGTAGCGGCGGACCCATTGCTGATTAATAAGTTCAGGGAAGGGCGTCAGACCTGTGTAATCGCCAAGAGACAACCCCAGCGCATTCAGTGCTGCGTTGTTCTGCGGTACAGATATACCGTCACGAAACCGGGACGCATACACCATCCCCGCCGGACCATAAAACGAAGCCATACACTCAATCGTTTCATGCCGCCAGAGCTGAGAGCCATCATCGGTCTGTCTGGTGAATGCCGGACTGTCATCACCTGACCATCCGATAACCCCAAACGCACACCAGTTCGTTTCAGCCGGTAGCAGTGGCGGTTGCTCTTTCTGCCAGCGCGGACGAACCATCCCGGCAGACAGACCGGAAACGTTACGCATCCACTGGCTTAACAGCCTGTCAAGCGCTTCGTCATAATCCGGATCGCCACTGGTTGGTATCAGCCATCCGCGCTCTGTGCTGGTGTTATTGCTCAACCGGAATTCCCCCATCAAACGGCAGCAACTCACAATGCGCCTGAACGAATCCGGCACCATACGCTGTATACGGGTCGACGAAAGTCACACGATAATCACGGCCCTGATACGTCACGATATCGGCATCACGGCCAGTCTGTCCCTGCGTCAGTCGCTCAGTCGTCACAATCAGAATTGCACCACTGATTACCTGCCCGGCCTGCATACGACGGTTTTCCAGAGAGCGATCAACAGTTACGACTCCGGCAAACTGCTTTTTAACTTCGCTGTCGCTGCCGATCCCGTCCTCATCCACCGTTTGCACACGGCGTGTTACCCACAAATTGAAGTCGCAAAAATCGGGGTCAAAAAGCACATCAGTTACATCAAGAGTCGGCATTTTTATCCCTCACAACATGGGTAATCGCTCTGCGATATTGCCCGGTGTCAATTAATGGTTTCGCCAGATCGGTTCCGGGAGATTCGCCAGCAGCGCGCCGGGCAAGTTCCAGTGTTGCCCCCTTGCGCCCCCGACGAGCCCGGGCTTCAACAGTGCTGTCAGCAAGCGGCGTAAAGCCGGTAATAGTCATGTAACGCCTGACGCCATTAGCGGCCAGCGTTCCGGCACGGTTGAGTGCGCGTTCTGCTCCCGCAGCATTACCATCAAGAGCAGCCTGCGCCGCGGCTTTGAGCTGCGGCACCGTCTGCTCTTCTGCCGATTTAACGCCGGGGACCAGGTGAGGTCGTGGCGGGATGTTCTGCTCTGGTGAGCCGTATTCGTTGAGGTAACCGATGCCCGCATTACCAAACGGAACATCATCCCGCTCGCTGTCTTCCGAAGGGATGCCGACCAGCACATCTTTTTTGGTTAACGACCTGAGCGCATCCAGAATGGCCTTAGCGTTATCCACCCTCGTTGTTACACCGCTTTTGAAACTCATAGCTGGCGACCACCTGCACCGAACATCGTGATCAACTGATAAAATTCAGCGCCATATCGGGTGTTATTCCAGAAACCTGCATCAGGATTCAGCGTCGCGCTGGTGTCATAACTGACGCTTACCTTATCCACGGACTTTGAGGACTGAACACCATTGGTTGAACCGCCCGGCCCGCCAGCCAGCATCGCCCGGCTGTCTGCCGCCCAGAGCGTCATGTAGTGGGCAACGAACAATCCGGCAAAGTACGGAAACAACTTTTTGCCGGTGACGTTTTCGCTCAGCAGTTCATCGGCCAGATTCAGACGAAACTGGATTTGCGCTTCGGGATATTTGGCAGGGTCAGCAAACTGCGGGAAGTCGCGGCGAAAATCACTTACCGCTGGCAGACTTTGATTCTTTGGCATTTTTTACCTCGTTACGCGCGTCTGTGACTTTGCCAACGGATACTTCCGCGTGCGCACGAGTGAACCAGTGCGTGGCAACGTCTTCCTCCACAGCATGACGGCCTTTAACAAACTCGCGCCGCGAACCGTCGGGAAGCGTGAGCACAAACGGGGTATGTACGTGTATTACTGCATTATTTTTTGCCATCGGGTCATCCTTAATGGCCCCGCCAGGGGGCCATATGGCTGTTAAATGCCATCAACGTACGAAATGGTTTCTTTGTACACTGGCTCGACTGCACCCAGCTTGCCGTAGTAAGTGACGATCTGATACAGACCGCGATACTGCACCGGCACGCTCTGAAGCGGAACCAGCGGGTAGCGGACGTATTTTTTATCGTTGGTGTACGCAACCATGCGATCCTTATTCCCCACACCACGGCCTTTCAGCCATTTAACCGCGCGGATATTCAGCGGAACACCGTTCTGGTGATAGCTGATGGTGTTGGTCTGAAGGTACGTCAACAGGGACTGGTTACCCGCAGATGAAACGATGATGCTGGACAACAGAGCAAACTGCTCAGGCGGGATCAGCAAATCACGCGGAACCACAGAGTAACCGGAAGCGGCCCACGCATCAGACAGCACCTGGTTAATGCTTGCGCGGATTTCGTCCGGTGTTGAGGTTGCCCACGTTTTGGCAGCGTTGTTGACAGGCACACCGTCCAGGGTAACAAGACCTTTCAGGTTTAATGCGGAATCGCCAACATACACCTGTTCATCGTTATCCATCTGCCATTTCAGTTGCATCCCGTCATACTTCTGCGTATCAATCGGGCGTCCGACCCGCTGAGCAGCCTGCAATTCTATGACCGTCCAGCCAAGTTCCATCCCCCACAGGTTCAGCGGGTTACCGGATTTGCCGATATCCACGTTTACGCCAGCAATAGCGGTTGAGTCTTTGCCTACCCAGTTTTTGCCATTCGGATTTGCACCAGTACCCGCAGCGGCGAAGCTGGTATTCGTCCAGCTGGAAATGTCATCTGCGATAGAGACATCTTCACGCAACTGAATATCGCGGGTCCAGGTGTACCCCACCAGTGGCAGGTTCAGCGTCTGGTCGAGTCGCTCCAGCTCCCCGATGAGAAAGGCACCAGAGCTGTCAACGGTTGCCTGATCAAAAGTAATCATTCGTCTGTTCCTTAAATCTTCCAGGAAATTTCTGCATTGCCGTCAGCATCACCGGCACCTGTGAATTCAGCGTTGGTCAGCACCACGTTTTTGCCACTGACTGACGTGGACATGAATCCACCCAGCGGCACTTTGATGGATTCATCAGTGGAGACGACAACGTATACCGGGTCGCCTTTTTTGATGGTGCTGGCATCAAAATCAGAACCGAGATTAACGGTCACGTAGCCACGCTTCATGGCGTCGCCCGGGAAGTTCTTGCCAGTCCCCACCTGGCGAACCATGTCCGGCTGCGATGTGGTCGGATAAGGGCGCACGTAGATCCCCTTCACCTTGTCTGCGGTATCACCATCTGCCAGAGGCACGAAAAAACCGTCATCATCGTATTTACCAGCCAGCCCATAGGCAGCGAAGGCGTTATCGGATTTAAGGACCACCGGTTCGACGGTTAAGTCCTGCGGGCGAGAGACAGCCCCGGCAATGCCAACAGGCATCCGGTACAGAAATACATTATTCATTTTTTACCCTTTACGGTTTGCCCAGAATTCAGCGTTTTGTTTGTTCAGGGAAGCGATACTGGTCATGCCCATGTTTGGGCGCTGTGCATCGCCGGTGGTGGCGCGGGTGTTTCGCCCTTTGGCAATCTCAGACACGGCATTAAACGCCATGTCGACCGATTGTTTCGGTAATTTGCGGATATCCGCGTCACCGACTATCTGGCGAACCAGCGTTTTGTCAGCAGAAGCCAGAACCTCGCGTTTGAACGCGGTCGGTTTCATCTTACGGCTCAGATCGATACCCGGAACGATAACTTCGGCACGCCAGGCTGAGTCACCAGTAATCGTGGTTTCCTCTTCATCGTCCTCGCCGTCACCGGTCGGATTATCGTCAGGCTTATTGTCGTTATCGCCCGTCGCATTTCCTTCCAGCTTAGCCAGCAGGGCTTTCAGTAATGTTTTGAGGTCATCATCACTGTCGCCGGTTGGACCTCCGCCCATCTCTGGTGCTTTGTCCGGTAGCGGTTGCTGCGGGGACAGGTTGATGTTGAGATTAACGCCCTGCGGCAAATCCCCCTCATCTCCTGTAACCGATGCGGGAGCCGACTCCACCAGTTCGTTCATGGTGTCAGCGTCACCCGTTTTGATGGCCGTGCGCATGCGGGTCCACCAGTTTTTCTTTTGATTTGCCATTGTGTCTCTGTCTCCAATTGCACAACGATTTCCGGCTCTGCCTTTAGGGACAAGAGCCACATGGTTTCCGGTAATATCAACCTGCTCGGCTTTACCTGGCTCGGTCTGCTCATACTCCGCGTCATAGCCGCACGACACTTCGCGCAGGCCATCTTCGATAAGCTGAATGGCGCTTTCGTCTTTGACGATAAGGTCAGCCAGCATCAAATCAGACTGCACACCCGTCCCGCGCCGGACATTCTGAAGATGCCCGACCGCGAGCTCTTTCCAGTTCTCTGGATTCACCAGCCGCACATCCCCGTTGTCATCCTCGGGATGCAACACCGTGATACTCATTCCTTCGAATGAGGCAAGCGTGGCGGGATGGAATACCTGCTCAGGAGAACGCGTGACGACTATTTCACCGAACTTATCGGGTTTCAGTTTTGGCAGGTCATCAGCACCATAGAGCTGCTTACCTGTTCGTCCTATCGGCACGTCTTTGCACAGCAACGAGCCGTCAGCCAGCTGATAGCGGGTTTCCCCCAGCCGGGTATTGAAAAAATATTTCATGTGTTACCTGCGATTCAGGCGGGATAAGAATGGGAGGAGGGAAAAACAATTTCTTTATAACAGCGACAATTCGGGAGCTCGCCAGCGTGACCTGTCATGCCGTCAAGCGTTGGAGGTTTGCCCCATTCGACAAATTTACTTTCCATTTCCCGATGAGAATGCCTGACGTCACCATCTTCGGCTGTACGCCAGATATAACCATTCGAACCAATTGACAGCGCACGCGCCTGATCCAGCGCGCCGGTTGCACGTCCAAGTTCAGTACGGGCAATCAGGTCAGCTCTGGACTTTGCTATATCACCCGATGCGGCTATTTCTTTAGCAAAATGTTCTGCTCTCCCACCGGTCACAACAGCTTCTATCGCCCGATTCTGGATGTCGTACACCCTGTCAGCCGCCTCGAGGGGGAGCGATTTGATGTACTTGACCTGTTCGGCGATGATGGATTGCATCACCTGGCCCACAGGAGCGCTTTCCACAAGATTGCGGAGCTCGCGACTGATGTTCTTGCTGTGTTGCCGCCAAACTTTCTCGTTCTGCCGGGTTAGGTCCGCAGTAAAGTTTTCCGCGACCTTTGTCGCCCAGGGGGTGATGATTTCACTGTAGCGTTCCAGCGCCTCAATAATTTCCGTGATACTGTCATTTGAACCATCGTAGCGACCATTTACGATGTCTCCGACCGCCCGCGCTATCCTGCGTAGGCTGGTTCGATAGCGGATTTCCGCCTGACGGTTCCTGCGGTTCGTCATCAGGTTCGCCGATGCCGGTTACGTCAGAATTTTCGCGCAAATCAGTCATAGCGGCTTTCAGTGTCATCAGACCATCACCCAGCGCCGTACTGATTGCGTTGGTAGTGTTTAACGCCACCGTTGAGCGATCGACATCAGACATTTGCCAGAGCGGGTTAAACTCAAACGTGAAATCGTCCGGCAGCGGCTTGCCAAGCTCCGAACGATGCATGATGTCCAGTATCCGCCGCACCGGAAGACGTAAACGCCTCTCCTGCAACGAGCTTACCCGGTCGTAATAGTTGGCAAGGTCTGCATCACCGGTAGAAAATCCTTTCGGGGACTGTCCGAACAACCTCACCAGTGGGATACCAACAGCGCCACTAATCTGTTCTGCAAACTGCGAAAGGATATCATCCAGGCCACTGAAGCTGTACTGATGGGTTTCAAACTTATCCCGCGAGTCCATGAGCGTCATGCCTTCATTACTCTGGAACTGTCGAATCAGGTCGATATTCTTCAGCAACGCTTCATACGCAGGACCACCAAGTGCGATAAGCTCACGTAGCTTCTCCACGCTGTAGGTACGCAGATGCGCCTTGTAGACCAGCTGCGCCGCGCCGACAGTAGCGCTGTCGAACGCGGTAAGACGATCCCAGATACGCTCTACAACTGACATTCCCCATTCGTTCTCGGTCATCTTCTGCTGAAATGGCAGGGTGACGCCATCAAAGCGAATCAGGCGACTGTGATGAATGCGCCAGGCAGGAATTCCCGTTGCTGTGGTCACCACATCGTAAAACTCAGGTTTACCCAGGTCCGGCCCCATATCTTTAATGCGGCGGGTCAGTACCGGGTCGATCATCCAGCGGTCGAGCGGGAGAATCCCCTTAAACTTGCCCTTACCGATGGTTTCGGGTCGCAGCGGGGTCATTGGTGCCTGCCCCTCAATCATGATGAAACCCACCGCGCCGCCGTAGAGGCGCGACCATTTCAGCACGTCATTCAGCGCATCCCAGATTTGCAACTCATCCAGTTGTGATTCGAGAATGCCACGATCTTTTGCATCAATTTCCGAAGTAATGCGAATGCCTTTGCGGGTCATATCATCCGGGATAGCATCGACTGCTTCGCCGATGATCCAGGACGAACGATAGGACCATTCCACCAGCATGCGGTTACGACTGGTGAAATTAGCCCGGTAGGTGGATGCTGAGTGCTGGTTAGGTGTCTGCATCCCTACGCGGGCAATAAAATTCTCATAACCATCAGCTGTGGCCTGCGCAGTTCGCCGCAGGGCTTGTTTGTTTCGTGCCATCAGGCCTGTCTCCCTAGCAGCTCCCAGATGTTCAGGGCTGAATTCATTGGGGCATAGTTGATCATCACCGAGTCGGCAAGGTTTGGCGACCGGGTTCCATCAGGCTGTTTATCAATAACGATTTTTCCCACACCATTAATGGAATAGGTCGGCTGCGAAAGCTCGATGATGAGTTTATCTTTGAGTGCCATGCTACTGCTGATTGAGATGATTTCGTCCGGGTTGTAAGCCATACCGTCAACCACGGCGCGCCAGGTATTCTGAAAAAGTTTACGTAACCGCCACCAGCTCTGGGCTTTGGCGTTAGCGAAGAAGTCCTTGTTCAGACGTGCGGCTTGCCCGTTGTCCCCGCGAACAGCTTCATCATCCGGATCAAATACCGCACCACTACCTCGAAACGGTGTGGCGAGTATTGACGGTCGACGCGCAGCGTTACGCAGTTCGTTGATAGCGCGTGCATCGCCGCGAACGCCAGCGCCCAGCCCGTCCTCGTCAAAGCGAAACTCTTCGAGGTTGTCCTGTTCGCAAAAGCCGAAAACCTTCTCGACGGACTGATAAATGTCGCTGCCCACACCGGACCATTCCCGCACATTTTCCAGGAGGAAGCCATGACGGGTGGAAAAGGCATTTTTGTCCCTGCCTTCGTCGGCGACATCCATCGCGCCAAGTCGTTTGCCTGTTGGCTGGATACCCAGTTTGATATGCGCATCAACGGCAGCCTGTACCCATTCGGATGGAATCAGAACGCCTTCCGCTGATGCGCTGTAGTTCAGATCAAGTTCCTGTGCCACCACCACCGGATTATCGATTTTCTCGCATTCCCTGCGATACCACTCTTCATCCTTGCGAGGATCATCCCGCCAGTGGAATGTGAATACCGGTATCTTCCCGCCATGACGCTTCTGAGCGAACGGGTTAGCCATGCCGTTAACTGAACTCAGGTCGATACGGCAACGCGTCGTTTGTGACAACGCCGCATCAATCAGCAGAGGACGCTGAAGGAATGCAGCCTCATCAACCAGATAAAGCGTGGTACGGTCACCACGACCAATATTATCGCCAGCCTCGCCTTTGATAACGGCACCAGTTTCAGGAAACTCAACACGCATATATGGCGCGTGCTTCTTCTCGCTCCACGAACCGCGAAACTCTACAGGTAGCGTTTCCACGAACTTGCGCGCCTTCCAGAACAATGCTTTCGGGTCACCAGTGCTGTCGACGTATTCCTCTTTACGGGAGCCGAAACCGATAACCATTTCTTTGTTGAAGAGACAAAGCGAGCAGGCCAGTCCGATCGCGGTCCAACTGAGCCCCATTTCACGGGATTTTTCGGTAATACCATTCTCCCGATTGCCCCAGCGTTCCATAATCCAGTGGATCCACTCCTCCTGCTTAGGGAAGAGTAAAAACGGAATGGTCACCGGCAGGCCATAATCAATATTACGCGGGTCCGTTGTCATGCCCCAGTCGATGATGAACTGAGCCGGATTGGTTCGGTAAAACTGTTTTAGTGCAGGCAATATTTCAGGATTCTGGCGAATGCGCTGCAGGCGTTCCATCCGCCATTCAAAAACCATCTGGTAATCAGGGTTTCTGAAATCGAATTTAAACGGAAGAGGCATGATCACCCCATCATTTTGCGGTAAATCTCTGCGGCCTGATCTGCGGTGAGATTGGTTGTCTCGGTCTTGATCGGTCCACCCTCCGCGCCAGTCAGTTCGGTTTTCTTAGGTGCTTCCCACCCCTGCAATTCAGCCAACTGCTTTATTGCTGCTTTCGGGTCGTGCATCTTCAATTTGATACCATCTTTCCCTGAGGTCAGTTCTGATACTGCGCTCATCGCGTCAGTGTCCTGAAGGGAAGAATCCTTGAAGCTCCAGACGGCTTGATAGACAGGATTTCCGTCTTCATCCTCCCCCACGATGCTATTACTAAACTCAGCGATATCGGCGATTGAAGCACGGCCTATTTTAGACAAACGCTTAAGAGCTTCTTCGCGGGTCATGATGGCCTCGTCGATGATTTCATGCTGAACAGACTTAATGAACGCCTGAACGTCGCAATTTGTCGCAATTACGTGCGCAGCTTTGCGGAGGTTGTCGCCCTTCGCTTTCCCTCCGGCTTTGCGGTAAGCCTCTGTCTGATTCTTGCCCTTGATAATGGCTAAGCTGAATCTTTTCTGAAGCGGAGTCAGCACATCGAAAAGGCGCTGCTGTTCCGCCGTTAGCTTTTTCGATGCCATGATGGTTTCCACAAGTTGTTAACATTATCGAAGCCCCTTATCAAAGGAGCTTCTGTAATGTCAGTCCCGAACGAATGTAACCTTCGTGTTTGTCGCTCGCCGTACAAGGCGCGCCGCTTCGCGTTGCATTTCATCGATAACTTTTGGCGTCATCGGCTGATGCGCATATTTACGTTCAATCTCTGCAAAAATCCCGTTCATCGTTTCGCTGTCTGGTGGGATAACTTCAACGTTTAATCGTGCCATTGGTTTGTGCTGCCCTATTTTTCTCAAAAGTCCTGATATCAGCCTTATCCCTGTTGCACTGTGCTAACGCTGACAACAACGCAACATTCAGGTTAAGACTGGCCCCCCACGTAAACGGGTCGGGTAAATCTGGCTGGGGTGTTTCAGCCGTCAGACTGGCTGGTAACGGAACGACCGGCACCGACACGTATATCGTTCGCGTATTCGTGCAACCGCTTAACTGCGCCAGAAGGAACGATACGAACAGCGCAATCATCACCCGCAACAGCCACTTTGATATCTTCCTGGGTTCTCTGTGACTCCAGTGCGATCTGCTGTTTTGCATGCTGGTTAGCCTCTATAACTGTATTGATGATTTGCAGTGATTGCAGGACGTTACTGGTAATGGCTGTTGCAGATTTAGCATTTCGTACAGCCTCATCAGCACGCTCCTTTTCGTGTTGATATTTGCTGTAGTAATGCCCGGCAGACCAGATAAAAGAACCGATGACGGTAACAAAGAAGGCAACAATAACCAGCTTATATCTCAGCTTCATTTACCACCCCACCAGCTTCTTTAAATCGGGAAATCAGGTCACCGATTCTATGTTCATACTGACCGTAACCTGCACCAGGTAACGACGCCCAGATATTGCTGCACCGGTCGATTGCCTGACGAATATCGCCGCGGTCAATCATCGGTAAAGCGCCACGCTCTTTAATCTGCTGCAGCGCTACAGCATCCTGGCTTTCTGGAGAAAAATCTTTCAGACCAAGTTGCTTGCGGTAGGCATCCCACCAGCGTGAAAGAAGCTGGTAACGTCCGGCGGCTGTTGATTTGAGTGTCGGATTTAGTGTGACAAGTTTGCGAGGGTGATCGGAGTAATCAGTGAACAGTTCGCCACCAACAATAACATCATAACCGTGGTTACGTGTCGGTTGTCGCCCGTTATCCGTTCCTTCTGACCATGCCACCATATCAAGGAAAGCTTTACGCTGGGAATTAAGTGTCTGCATTAATTACTCCTTATGGGCACCGAACTTGTTACCGATGACCCTCATTGCCGCACCACGAATAGCATCAACACCAATCAGCCCCACCCCACCACCAATGGCAACAGAAAGTGATTTAGGCCATCCGACATACTCAAGCGCGGATGCAAAGGTCAGCGTCAGGGCACCACAGAGCAAAATCTCAAGCGTTTTTCGTTTCCAGCCCCCACCACCGCCAAAATAGGCGATGCGCAAACCAGCCATAACGATCGACATAATCACTGCACCCAGCGGTGTGTCTCCACGCCACCAGCTCTGAAACAACTCCAGCCAGTCCGGCCAGGTATTTGGGTTATGAGGCATTTCATCATCTCTCACCTCGCACATATCGCGGGTGCAAATTGAGGGAATAAAAAATCCCCGAATATTCCAGGAGCGGAAACGGGGAAAGGCGTTGCACTAAATGGGCCTGTCTGCGGCCTTAAATAAAAAACCTCGGCAAATACCGAGGTCAGTTAATCGTTGCCGCTGTGAGTGCCGCGGCGCACTATCTCTTTATCAGGCCACTTACGCGTTAAACCGGGTGCCAACCGTAACTCAGTGATGCTTTACGCTTCCTCTCCCTCACTATGTCGCCATGGGAGCCCGACCAGATTAACGCTGTCGTCACGTTGCCAATATATGGCATCCAATACATTCTTTTTATTTAGCTATTTCATTTTTCTATCCGTCAGAAACAACAAAACCCGCTCAATGGCGGGTTCTGGTAAAGTTCATGCGCTTGATTCGCCTCGCGATACAGCTTTGCGAAGCGTACCGGAATTGAAGCAGTTTATGTGCAAAAATGCAAGAACTTTTTTAAAGCTGCATCAACCTTTCCACCAGTTTATCTCTGCGAACAACAAACCAACCATTGGCTCTCGCCAGTTCCAGCCATGACTCAAGGGAAATAACAATATCATCATCCCGTAACTGAATTGTGGAAACAGTGACACCGCCTCGCTGATAACAGAGAACTCGCGTGTCGTAACTTTTCTGGCATGAAACTGGCGCTGACGGATCCTTTTGTCTGAAATAGCAGTCTTCCAGCTTTTCGAACACATCCCACGCCTGATCGGTTTCGAGCATTTTGGCATGACGGGCTGCTCCGCGTTCTGTCCAGAGGATGAGGGAGCGGGCTTTCGGGGAAATTTGTAACCCTCTTAAAGATGGTTGCAAATTTTGTGAGTAGTTTAAAGCTACCCGCAAATTTTTCAGGGCATCGCCAGCCACTTTGAAAAAATGCTTTCCTTCAATAAAGCGCTCAGCATTTCTGGCGTAGTTATTTTGAATGTTCTTAACTTCAGCACCGTACAACTGCGCCAAAAGTTCGGTGGTAATAACAGGAATCTGGTTATGGGTGATCGGGGAGAGAGTTTCAACAGAAATTTGAGTTGTCATAATGACGCCCTCTGGTGGTTTCTAAACCATCACCACCGTCAGGTTCCTAATCATCGGGTGGTGAGACGTACAGGGTTAGGAACTACCGGGAAACCAACCGGCGAGCTTTTCAGCTCCCCCATACGCCCCACCATAATTCAGATGTGCGCGTGCATACGACAATAAAAAACACGCTCGCGGCGTGTGTCTGTCGCGGTCTCTATCCGGGGTTCCTAATCCCGACGCCAGATTTTGCTGGCGCGTGAGGAATATAGCCCCGGATAACAGATTGAGTCAACAGACAGTTTTTAAATACCCGGAAGAGAATGCATCACGCATCGGCAGATAGAGCATATATTCAGCAAGATTTAGCCATACATCTACCCGACTGCAGCACGTCCGAAAACACCACTCAGGGTGTGCATCATTTAGCAATTCAGCCATTTTGCGCTTACTCATCCCCCGCCCTTCATATCTTTGCCGGAGGATACAAATCAATCCTGGGTGTTCTGCCAGCACTTCACTAATCACCCGATCAATGCATAACGCCTCTGCATCAGTACAATGCACCAGCCAGCTTTTTTGCTTGCCGTTGATCATATCCCGCAAAAAAGCCTCAAGTTCAGGTTTGTCCAGACCTGCTTTTTTCATCCTCCGGAGCGCCTCATTAATTGCCGTTTTTGTTAGCTTTTTAGAGGTCAGCAACTGGTTAAACATATTTCCCGTCTTACCGCCGCCAATATACGACCAGCGCCCCCACATGCGCAGTTTTCCCTGAATCCAGACACTTTCCAGCGTGGTGAGACGAAGGTGTTCCCCGCTTTTGCCTGTATTCGTTGGGTAAATCATAAATAACCTTCCTTTCTCCAGATTTCTTGTGTGCGAAAAACACCTTCTGCATGCATCAGGCGTAATTCTTCTTTGGTGTAATCGCTGGTTTTTACCCGCCCGTCGATTAAATCGTGGCATGAGCTACAGGCAATCGCTGCCTGCATATCGTGTGGTTTTGTCGCTGTTCCGCACGTCCCCGCCAGCCTGTAATGCGCCAGCACAGAAGTTTCGGGATTGTGATTGCAGTAGCCAGGAATTCTGACGGTGCACATCTGCCCCCGCGCCGCTTTACGTAAATCCACCATTACGCAAACTCCAGCAGCTGCACGGCCACATTTTCGACTTGTTCCGGAGAGGAAAATTTACGGAACAGAATCCAGTTCCACAGCACATTCAGTACAGATTTATAAACCTGCTGAAACTCGGTTTCGTCCATATTCGCAAACGAGATGGATTTCGCCCTGCGCCCACGGCTACCGTCCGGATAAATATGCTCGGTGTAAAATCCGGCCTGAATGGTTACCCACTCGCGGAAAGCGTCAAACGACTTTAGCAATGCCGTATCCCGGGTTCTGCGTGTTGCAACTGTATTCAGATATTGCTCTGCGGCTTGGCTCAGAGCTGGCGTATGTTCCCGACCTACTGATTCACACAGGTAATCAACGAAACCAGACAGCAGTTCTCGTTCGCGAGGCGTGATCGCCCCACCGACCGGAGTCCAGTAATCGAATCCCAATTGCAGGAGTTTGAAAAAACGCTTGTGGAATGCGTAGTTACGCACACGCTTAAAGTCTGCGTGTATCCACTCGCCTATTTTTATTTGATGCAAAAAATCGCAACTCTCCGGCGTCGCCGGGAGAAGTAATCCGGAAGAGGTTTGTTTGACCAGTTGTATATGCGCCATCGTAGTTCTCCGCTGGCGCAGTAGAATGGGTGTTCAGCCCGTTATGTAGTATACCAGAATTAATGCCAATACTAACAGGATGCTCTGACTCGCAATTCATCCAGCAGTTTATCATTTCCCATAATGTCACTTACCCTCATCGGTAAAAAAATTGCCTTTCGACCATTACGATACATCATTGATTTTTTAGTTTCAGGGAAGTAATCCATTTCGACTATAACTGACAGGTCATCACGACGTATGACTGCATATTTGCTACTAAATAGTTTCTTTATTTTTTCCACGATGCCTCCAGGTTTATAAGTACAAACGGTTATATCCACATAGAGACAAAAATATTAATCTGAAAAATATTTATTTCACGTCGTATATTTGATTATTTAATGTGCAGGTACAATGACTTTTATTTTGTGTTGTGTATATAATCAAATATATGGTTATTTTTCACCCTACGTATTCAGCACGCAACAAAAAACCCGCCGAAGCGGGTTTAGTGCGGGTGCGTTGAGGATGCCTGACACATGAGAGGTGGCGAGGGATTACCCCTCGCCTGGTCTCTTACTTCTCAGATTCGTAGGCTACGAAGACAGCGACCTCCATCTGGCCGGTTCGGATTCGTACCTCGCAGAGGTCTTTCCTCGTTACCAGTGCCGTCACTATGACGGTTAAACAGATGGCGATCAGGGCGATTAACATCGCCTTTTGCTGCTTCATAGCCTGCTTCTCCTTGACCTTTCGGTCCGTAAGAGGCTAATCTCTATGTGTCGCATAGATATGGCCTCAGATTAATGTTAAGCGTCTTGCCGGACGCGTAATGTTAACTGGGGCTTTTCTCTATCTGCCTTTTGGTGTTCATGCCTGAGACAGATAGCCTCAAGCACCCACAGTCATTCTACTTAACTAAGATTTCCCTGCAAACCGTTTTTGTCCGGCACAGTAAATATCCAACTAAACCAATAGCGTTCGCTGTATTTACCGCCAGTATTCAATGCACGTGACCGCCATGAACACCCCTAAAAAAAGGGCATTTATATGTCCAAACATTAATATCAAAACATCAATTTTTTCCATATACCTTGCTGTGAAGATGATGGGCATACATGATGCGAACAACCAGAACGCAACAAACAAAAACTGCAATGCGTTTTTCATTATTCCCCCTACAATCAATGTGCAATTACATTTAAACACACCTCAATTTGGCCGGACATATAAATATCTAAACCAGAAAAAATCACTTACATAGCGTTACAAACTCTTTAGTCTAAATATTCATCGTAAAACATTCCCCATACTTATCAGCCCACTCTACGCCAGGTAGCTCATTGCCTTATCTGGGAATCTGTAATCAGGTTTCCGTTTTTCAGTCGGCTGGTCGTTTAACCGGCATAGTTAACCCATTAATCTGGTTGCCGGATGCTGGTGGATTTTCGCGTTTTAGTTGTTCATAAAAGTGCACAGCTTTAACCAGTTCTTCTGATGTAACCGGAACTGGTGGGGCAGTGAATAAGGCCTGAATTTCATAGTTCGGCCTGTCGTTACAATCCTCTTTTTTCGGTACATATTTCCAGTCACCAACCCACAACTCCCCCTGAGAGTCCATAACACCTTTTTTCACGTAGCGATATCGCCACGCTATCGGCTCTGCTTCCAGCGATGCCAGTGCAATTTTGAATAACTCGCCCTCTACTCGCGCCACCCCTGAATTGGGGTGGCATTTCGTAATCGCTATTTTTAATTTGGCTTCTTCGATTAATTGTTCTTTTGTTAATTCAGTCATTTTTATTACCGCCCTTTCAGGCGGCCTCCTGATGTTCTGAGGGTGCAGAAATCCCTCCGGTTAAGGATTTAATTTTTAACAGAGCTAAATTTAATTATTCAGTTCTGGATTTTGTCGCCCTGCGTATCCGCGCTTTCACGTTACGCTCAATCTGAATTAGCTTTTCTATATTTTTTCGCCTTTCCCGCTCCTCCTGACGCAAGAGCCTTACATCATCTGCCAGTCTGGTTTCTCTTTTCGCCACAGAGAGCATCCAGTCAAATGGCTCCACAACTGCACCGCAGATTTTACAGCGGACCTGACGCTCTTTTTCGTCAACCCGGACAGAGGCGTGATGACAATATGGTCTTTCCGATGGCTCATAAAGAAAATTAACCTGATTACGAGGGTCATCCTCTTTTACCGGAAATAAAACGATATTGCTTAACTCATCCTCTGGTTTTATTTCCATGCTCCTCTCCTTTGATGCGAATGCCAGCGGTAATTGAAGCCTGATAGCTAATTTCACTCACAGTGCCGCCTCCTGAAAATTACCCTGATAGAAAGCCAGTACACGCTGCATAGCTTCACTCTTCCGGCACTCGCGACAGATTATATTCAGGCGCCTGTCGTAGCGGCGTATTTCTCCGTCTGGTAATGACCAGATTAGGTCCGGATCAACTACTGCAGGTTTCTTCACCTTTGTCCTTGAGAGTTTTTTGCGGGCATTTTGCCAGTCCTTACGAGCCTGTTCAGACGGGAATAACCCGTAACCAGAGTTGTATACATCGCCACTGGCAACCAGCTCTCTGGCAAGAACGCTCATCAGATATCTTGTCGCACCTGTCTTGGCTTCCAGTTGCCGTAACGTCTCGCGCCCACTCCGGCGTACTAGCTCAACAACCTGCCCTTTAATTTTTTCTCGCTCTTCTTGTGTAAATACTTTTGCCATAGGTGCCTCCGGCAATCACTTTTCCGACACAATACGGCTGGAGGAATCGAAAATATGTCGAACAATATCCCGGTGCTTGTTCAGCTCCCGCAGCGCGGCGCAGACTCGCTCCCACTTCTGGACATGATTTTTCGCCCGACGCAGTTCGCGGTTTGCCATATGCAGCGATGGTAAAACCAGGTCATCCGCTCGCGTTTCAGTAAACGATGGCAGCGACTGCACAATGTCCGCCACCGTTTCTGTTTTAATATCTTCCTGTGTTGCAGCCTCCTGTACTGGTAACGCAACACCTGCGGGCTGAGGAAAGGCCTTACCATCAGTTTCCGCTACCGATGCTGCTTTCGGCTCTGCTGGTAAATTATCGCCTGGTATGCAGTAACGAAATTTACCGCCCTGATTTACGCGAATCAGACGACCTTTGCTGATTGCCATTGCCAGCGTTGAAGCCACTTTGCGTGATGTGGTACCAAACAATGTAGCCAGCTCATCAGCCGTTTGTGGTCCGCGTTGTTCAATCGTCGCGGTTAAATCGCACTCTGAGATTTTCGCGACTGTTGCCGTGGTAGTTTCTTCCGGCAGTTCTGCCTGCGCTGGCTGTTCCTGCTGAACGTTGTTATCAGCCACACGCCAGGTGTACGCGGTTTTATCAACAAAACCAGCTTTTTTCAGTTCCCACAGCTCGTTCAGCACTTCTTCACGACTGATATCAAGTCGCGCAGCAAGTTCTACCGACGTGGCTTTTCCCATTGCTTTCAGTGCGTCAAAAACAGTCTCCATTAAAATTTCCTCCCGGTAAAAATCACTTCGCAATTCCTGGCTGGACGACATTCGGACGCCAGCTCTCCCAGTTAAAATTCACCCATCGCCCGCCGTTCATGGTCATGCGATCCATAATCCTCTCGCCGAGCAATGTTTTCATGGCCTCATAGTTCAGGTTTGTCAGCATCCCCACGCTGCGCATCGACGCTGTCCGGCGATCAACAATCTGGTGCAGCACCACCTGCTCGTTTTTTGTCTCGCGCTGAATGCCAATTTCATCAAGAACCAGCAGATCCACTTCGCACAGTTCCCGCAAAAATTTTTCGCCTGACTGCCCGTCGTCATAGCTGGCGTGCAGGGCGCTCATAACATCAGCCACGGTAACCACAATCACTGTCTGACCGTCTTTCAGCAGGCGATTCCCGATAGCTGCCGCTAAGTGATTCTTCCCGGTACCAGGTTTTCCGCTGAACGCAAAATTTGTACACCCGGTCATCAGTTCATCGGCGATGGATTTCGCCTGGCTTAACGCGTATCGCTGGCCGTCGTTCTGCACCTGGTAATTCGCAAACGAGCATTTACGGTGCAACGGCTGGATGCCTGAGCGATTCAGAATTTTTTCCACCCGCAACTGGCGATTCAGGCGGTTGATCTCCTCGCTACGTTTCTGGCCTTCAGCAAGTTGCCACTCGCGCCACTCCGCTACCGTTCTGAATGGGGCGGTTACATGTGGTGGGGTCAGTCTGCGGATACGCTCCAGAACGCCGCCTGTCGCAATATTTTTCATGGTCTGTTACCCCCTGAAGCCTGGCGGGATCGCACTATCCGGCAACGAGACGGTGTTAACCTGTCGGAGCAACGTCTCAGGCCGAACACCTTTCGGTGCGAACAAGCCCTGGTATTCATTGGCGATGCTGTGTCGAATCACCTGCTCAGGTGTAAAACCCTGCTGACGGAATTTTTCCAGTTCCCGTATCGCCCCGTTAGCGCCCTGCTCCGTTCGAATCGGTTTTCGCAATGCCTGTCTGAACCGGACCCACTCATGCCAGAGTGTTTCCGGCAACCAATCGGGCAGCTCAATAGCCTCCGGCTCGAATTTTTTAGACGCTCGTTTTTGGCGAGGGGGATTTAGGGGGAGATCAGTATTTATATCTTCCTCTTCCTCTTCCTCTGGTAACGCTTTTTGATCCGTTTGTGTAACGCTGCCAGCGTTATCTTTTCGTTTCAGTTCGCGTATTTTTGTAACTCGCTCGTTTGTAACCGCCCGTTTTTTAGAGCTTTTTCCGTTATGACGTTCAAAGTTAGGTAGAGAAAGCCCACCGTCATTTTCGACCAGCCATCCAACCTGAATTAACGCATCAGCAAAACCAGCCATAAAAGTGATGCGGTCTATTGCACTTTTTGTAACGCCGCGAGCGTTACAATCTGCATTACCGTCTATCATTTGTTGATCCGCCCATGCCCAGAAGCGAATAACCTTCCCTAATGCGGCATCTGGATCAATATTCAGAATCTCAGCAAGCCTGAATATTTCCGGCTTATCCGGCGTAATAACCTCGAGCTTTATCCAGTTTGAAGCCATTTGTTTTCACCTTGTAACGCTCGCAGCGTTACATTTAACTGATACCGAACAAAACAATCCGGCACGATTAATTTCAATCAATGCACTACGACAGAATCGCCGGGCGACCCACCACCGCTGAAATGTGCTTTCCGGTAAACGGCCTGGACTGCATCATCATGCGCATCAATTGCCGTACTCAACGCTTCCTGCGCCGCCAGTAATGCACGGCGTTCCAGGGTATCGAAGATGCAGAGTCGGTGACGCAGCTCGCGCGGAAGAATTGCCAGAACCGCAGGGATCAGTTTCTGAATTTTTTCCCTTTGCGCTTTCGTTTCACCTTTCAACCAACGGTGATAGATATTCTGCTGATTGTTCCAGTCCTTGCCTAGTACAAGGGGCAATTCGCCGCCCCCCTGGCGCAGATATTCTTCAGTAATTGCGTTAGCGACCCACGCCTGCCCTTTTTCGGCTGCCAGGGCTAACAACACTGATTCGATGTGCTCATGCCTGATTTTCATGAATCAACCGCTCCTATGCTGTTTTCGCTATGCTTACCGTCTGGGGGGAATACATCGTCAAGTCCACAATGAGCGCCAAGCCGATTAAGGGTAGAAACAATTTTTCTGCACTCCTCTAGTCCAGGGGTACGAAAATTTGCTTCGTAATTTGCCAGTCGGCTTTGTATCCACCCTAACTGAACAGCAAGTTGTCTTTGAGACAGCCCAAGCTGTTTTCGATATGTTGAAATTTTGTTCATTGAAAACCTCCAATGACAATTTTAAACACATCTTGTGTTATATGGTCAAGCTGTTTTGTGTTTTATGTAAATCACGATTCGTGATACAAGGATGCAATGGAAAAAGAAAACGAAAAAATTGCCGCTAGTAGGCTCAATGACAAAATTGCAATGCGTCTTAAAGAGCGCAGGCAGAAGCTTGGTTTATCTCAAGGAAAACTTGCTGAAATCTGCGGATGGACGCAATCGCGTATAGGTAACTATGAGGCGGGCAGCAGAAATGTTGGAGTGCATGACGCTGTCGTATTGGGAAAGGCACTTGGCATATCTCCTCCTGAGCTCCTCTTTGGAGAACAGGAATCTTCTGAATTGTGGTTAAATGAATCCCAACGAAAACTTCTTGAGTTGTTTAACCAGCTACCGGGCTCAGAACAACAACGAATGATTGAGCTATTTGAAGTCCGGCTAAAAGAAATCGATGAGTATGTAGAAAAATATTTGAGAGGCAGGCTTAAAGATAATCCCCCACCGGAGTAATGATCTTGCTATCACAGTAATATGCCAATCAGCCCGCTATCAGCGGGCTTTTTTTGTACCATCATCATATGACACCCACCACAAAACACATTTCGTGTTGACACAAGAAAACGCATTGTGTTTAATAAGCATATCCAAACAACGCCCTACCAGAGAACGGCAGGACAATACCTCGAGTTATCCAGCCACTGAACAGGGCTAAGTAGCCAGCCTGAGGCATACGAACATGACGGCAGTTGTTGATTGATACAAAGCGCAGTAGATAAAACGTTCCGCCACCCGGCGTTAAGGGGAAATGAGGTCAACATGGATACTATCGATCTTGGCAACAACGAATCTCTGGTATGTGGCGTGTTTCCCAATCAGGACGGCACATTCACCGCCATGACGTATACCAAAAGCAAATCGTTTAAAACCGAAGCTGGCGCACGTCGCTGGCTTGCCAAAAATACCAGCTAAACCATTTATTGGATTAATTCAATATTCTTGCTGTAGGGGTATAGCCGAGGCCACCAAAGCCCGGAGGTGGTGAAATAAAACCGGGCACAACACGAAGGCGCATTTCCGGTATCCATAAAGAGTCGGTCTTGTCTGTTAAATTTAAATGGTGGGAGTGCGCCTCCGGTTGTAAATAACGACATTGCTATGTGTAGTCTTTGGCGGCATCAGTTCTACTCCGTGGCTGCCCTGCCGCCCCTTTTTAAAGTGAATTTTGTGATGCGGTGAATGCGGCTAAGCGCACGCGGCACAGTTAAAAGCATCAGTGTTATGGGTGGATTATCCGGCGTTAATTGTTAACTGGTTAACGTCACCTGGAGGCACCAGGCACCGCATCGACAAAATTCATTTGTAAAAATGGAGATAATTATGATTGCTCATCACTTCGGAACTGATGAAATACCACGTCAGTGTGTGACCCCTGGCGATTATGTTCTTCATGAAGGTCGGACATATATCGCCTCGGCAAACAATATTAAAAAGCGAAAACTTTATATTCGTAGCCTGACTACAAAAACATGCATTTCTGACTGCATGATTAGAGTCTTCCTCGGTCGTGATGGTTTACCTGTAAAGGCGGAGTCATGGTAATGACTAAGAAAATAAAATGTGCTTATCACCTTTGCAATAAAGAAATTGAAGAAAGCAAAATCATTACAAGACCACTTCATTTCATGCGTGGAGTTATACCAACGACGGAAATGAAAAAATATTGTAGTGAAATCTGTGCCGAAAAAGACCAGATGGCACACGAACTTTAATTAACTGACTATCCGAAACTGAATTTATGCCAGCAATGGCAGGGATTCGCTCAACCTTAATTAAGGAGAAAAACATGATTACCAGTTATGAAGCCACTGTTGTTACTACTGATAACATTGTTCACGAAGTTACCCTGGAAGGAAAGCGTATTGGCTACGTGATTAAGACAGAAAATAAAGAAACCCCATTCACTGTGGTTGATATCGACGGTCCATCAGGCAACGTTAAAACACTTAACGATGGTGTTAAAAAAATGTGTCTGGTGCACACAGGAAAGAATCTGCCCGCAGAAAAAAAGCCGAATTTCTGGCAACTCTGATTGCAATGAAATTAAAAGGTGAAATCTGAAAAAAAGAAAGCCTGCACACTGTGCAGGCCTGAGTGAAGAACCTGGGACATTTATTCATCACTCGCATTAATTTTAATCTGAGTTGAGGTTAAAAAACAATGAGCACCGATAAACAAGTTTACCCACTGTATTACGAAGCAAAAAATGACAAAGTAAGAAAACGTCTCGGTATTAAAGGCGGTTTCTACTGGGCTGAAGCGAAAAAATTATCCATTGCCATCTCCCGTGGTGCTGTTGCGATTGACGATGCTGGCTACGATGAAGATGACTTTAAAAAACCTGTTCGCGTCAACTTGCCCGTTGTTGATGACCTTCCACCAGAAGGCGTATTTGATACGGAATTCTGCAACCGTTACGAAAAAGGCGGGGAAGATGGCATCACAATGGTATTTATCGCGCCCTCATCCTCTGCGCAGGACAAACCAGCCAGCACTGACAATACCAATGTTAATGGCGAAGACATGACGGAGATTGAGGAGAATATGCTACTCCCGATTTCCGGTCAGGAGCTGCCCATTCGCTGGCTTGCTCAACACGGCAGCGAAAAACCGGTAACGCACGTTTCACGCGACGGACTACAGGCATTACACATTGCACGAGCTGAAGAACTACCAGCTGTTACTGCCCTGGCTGTTTCCCACAAAACCAGCCTGCTCGACCCGTTGGAAATTCGCGATCTCCACAAACTGGTGCGTGATACTGACAGAGTTTTCCCTAATCCAGGCAATTCAAGCCTGGGGCTGATGACTGCTTTTTTCGAAGCATACCTGGACGCAGACTACACCGATCGCGGTCTGCTGACAAAAGAGTGGATGAAAGGAAATCGTGTTTCACGCATCACGCGCACGGCTTCCGGCGCTAATGCTGGCGGCGGGAACCTCACCGATCGCGGCGAAGGTTTCGTTCACGATCTGACGTCACTGGCGCGCGACGTAGCCACTGGCGTACTGGCTCGTTCAATGGACGTGGACATTTATAACCTTCATCCGGCACACGCTAAACGTGTCGAGGAAATTATCGCTGAAAATAAACCGCCCTTTTCTGTTTTCCGCGACAAATTCATCACCATGCCTGGCGGGCTGGATTATTCCCGCGCCATCGTGGTTGCGTCCGTAAAAGAAGCACCAATTGGGATCGAGGTTATCCCCGCACACGTCACTGAATATCTTAACAAAGTACTGACTGAAACTGATCATGCCACCCCTGATCCAGAAATCGTGGATATTGCCTGCGGTCGTTCCTCTGCCCCGATGCCGCAGCGTGTAACAGAAGAAGAAAAACAGGATGATGAAGAAAAACTGCAACCATCTTGCGCAATGGCAGATGAACAGGCAACGGCTGAAACAGTGGAACCGGATGCAACTGAACATCATCAGGACACGCAGCCGCTGGATGCTCAGTCACAGGTAAATTCTGTTGATGCGAAATATCAGAAACTGCGGGCAGAACTCTATGAAGCCCGGAAAAACATTCCGCCCAAAAATCCTGTCGATGCAGACAAATTACTGGCTGCCTCTCGCGGAGAATTTGTTGAAGGGATTAGCGACCCGAATGATCCGAAATGGGTTAAGGGGATCCAGACCCGCGATTCTGTGTACCAGAATCAGCCAGAAACGGAACAGAACGACCCAAATACGCAACAAAACGAGCCAGAAACGAAACAGCCTGAGCCAGTAGTGCAACAACAGGAAACGGAGAAAGTTTGCACCGCCTGCGGTAAGGCTGGCGGCGGCAACTGTCCTGACTGTGGCGCGGTGATGGGCGACGCAACGTATCAGAAAACCTTTAATGAAGAAAATCAGAATGAATATCAGGAAAAAGGTCTGGAGGAAATGGAAGGTGCTGAACATCCGCACAAGGAGAACGCTGGCAGCAATCCGCATTGCGATTGCAGTGATGAAGCTGGTGAAACGACAGCACCTGTAGTAACTGAAATCATGTGGCCGTCATATTTCGAGCCTGGCCGCTATGAAAACCTCCCGAACGAGGTTTATCACTCCGCCAACGGAATAAGCAGCACAATGCTGAAGGATGCCCGCATCAGCCTGATGTATTACCACGGACGGCACATTGCCGGAACTATTCCGGGCGAGGAAAGTGATGCATTGCTGCGTGGGCGGATTATTCACAGCTATGTTCTGGAAACGGATAAATTCGCTGATGAGTATGCCATCCCGGTACCGGTTCCTGAATATGTGGTTACTACTTCTAACGAACTGATCGCCATCATTAAAAAACACAATGCCAGTCTGCCAGCACTGATGACACCAGAGCAGATGAAAGAGTGGATCGAAAGCTACAACAGCACTCTTATACAGCCACTGTCGGTAAGTGCCGGGGCCGAAGAAACAGGCATCCTTTACGGTTCGCTTCCGGAGGAATTCCGGCGTATTCCTGAGGGGGAAAAACACACAGCATCAGCAATGAAAGCCTGTATTAAAGAATACAACGCAAGCCTCCCTCCTCTGCTGAAAGCCAGTGGAACACGAGAGCAGCTCCTGGAGCAAATTGAAACTGTAGATCCAGAACTGGCAAAAAAAGAACGTGCTAAATCTTTGCCTTACAACATCAGAGGCACAAAAGAGCAATTAACCGAAATCGCCCGGAAAATTCGCCCGGAACTGGTAACACTGGAGGACTGGCAAAAACGCCAGCAAGAAGAAAACGCCGGGAAAACGTTTATCAGTCCGGATATGTATGAACAGGCAAAAAATATTCACGCAGCACTGCAAAACAATACTGATGCAGCAAGGCTACTCAACCACCCGGATCGCAAATCTGAAATCAGCTATTTCGGGTTTGATGAAGAAACCGGGCTGGAAATCAGGGTCCGTCCTGATATCGAAATCCGGCTGCCATACGAAAGCATTTGCGCCGACGTGAAGTCAGTCAGCCTCGGTTATGTGCGACAGGAACGACTGAAAGATCGCCTGCACCGTGAAATTATTGAACGTGATTATCACCTCAGCGCAGCAATGTATTGCGATGTGGCAAACCTGGACAAATTTTTCTGGATCTTCGTCAACAAAGATGCTGGCTATCACTGGGTGGCCGTCGTGGAAGCCTCGCAGGAACTCCTGGAACTTGGTCGACAGGAATATCGCCGGACACTACGACAGATAAACGAAGCTCTGGAGACAAACAACTGGCCAGCACCGATTACCGAAAGTTATACCGACGAATTAAACGACTTTGATCTTCGTCGTCTTGAAGCACTGAGCATCTGAGGAAGGACACAATGAACGAATTAACTCAACAAGAAAATATTAACTCTAATGTTGCGGTTTTCAGCCCTCAGTCCCTGGCTGCAATTCAGACATTTTCCCAGGTAATGGCTTCCGGCATGGCTACTGTACCGGAACACCTCCGGGGAAATCCATCAGACTGCATGGCCATCACCATGCAGGCGATGCAGTGGCAAATGAACCCTTACGCAGTAGCTCAGAAAACTTTCGTTGTGAATGGTATGCTCGGATATGAAGCGCAACTGGTTAATGCCGTAATCAGTACTCGTGGGCCGCTAACCGGGCGTATTGAATATGACTGGTTCGGGCCGTGGGAAAAAATTATCGGGAAATTTGAAATCAGGAAGAACGACAAGGGGAAAGAATATCGTGTACCTAGCTGGAAGCTGGCCGATGAAAACGGGATCGGAGTTCGCGTCCAGGCAACACTACGCGGAGAGAGCAAGCCACGCGTACTGGAGTTACTTCTGGCACAGGCCAGAACACGTAACTCAACGTTATGGGCCGATGATCCTCGCCAGCAGCTTGCCTATCTGGCACTGAAACGCTGGGCGCGCCTTTATTGCCCTGAAGTGATTCTTGGAGTGTACACCCGGGACGAACTGGACGAACCACAGGAAAAAATCATTAATCCGGTTCAGGAACATAAAAATACATCCGCCTGCCGTGCGGAACGTGAAACAACAATTATTGAGCAGGATGCCGGGGAAAACTGGATCAGTGCTTTCCGTGAACGTATTGAGCAGGCACAAAGCACCGGAGAAACAACATCACTTCGCCAGGAAGTGGAAGATCATAAAAATACACTTGGCGCTCTCTACACAGAACTTAAAGGAAAAGTGGTTCAGCGTCATCACCGTCTCAATGCTATTGCCCGTATTGAGACGATGATAAATGACCTGCCTTCATCAGGTGATCCAGAAGCAGAACAAAAATTTATTGCTCTGGAAAATACGCTGAATGCTGCACGACCACATCTGGGAGAATTATATGAGGCGTATAAAACGACACTGACAGATATGAAACCAGAATATATCGGCTCCTGATATTTACTATGGCGGTGTAGCCTCACCGCCATAACAAAACTTTATTTTATGAGAGAAAAGACAATGCGGTATGAAAAAGTCAAACCATGTCCGTTTTGTGGTTGTCCATCAGTAACGGTGAAAGCCATTTCAGGATATTACCGCGCAAAGTGTAACGGATGCGAATCCCGAACCGGCTATAGTGGAAGTGAAAAAGAAGCACTCGAAAGATGGAATAAACGAACTACTGGAAATAATAATGGAGGTGTTCATGTATAAAATTACTGCCACTATTGAAAAGGAAGGTGGCACTCCTACTAACTGGACAAGATATTCAAAATCTAAATTAACGAAATCAGAATGCGAAAAAATGCTCTCAGGGAAAAAAGAAGCAGGCGTTTCCAGAGAGCAGAAAGTAAAGCTGATAAATTTTAATTGCGAGAAACTTCTGTCCTCGTGAGTTGCATTATATACAAATTAGAACTTCATAGCTGATTATTAAAAATCAACCACATCCGCCAGTATTCTGTATATTTACTGGCGGTCATATCGTAAGAGGTATGGCAATGAATCTTGTGACACTCAAAACGTGGGGAAAACTCAGATATCCGGATAACCCACCATCAATATCAACGCTGAGACGATGGGCAAGGAATGGAAACATTTATCCTGCACCTGAACTACACGGGAGGAGTTACAGGGTGGTTCCGGAGGCTTTCTATATCAACCCAAATAAGGTTGATACCGATATAACACACCATCAGCCTAATGGGCGACAAGGGAGAGACAGTCCGTTACTGGAGAAGTTAAAACATGCAGCGGAAAAAATACGATCCCAATTTGCCTAAAAACTTAACATATCGAAGGAGGGACAAAGCATATTACTGGCGCAACCCTCTGACGAAAGAAGAATTTACACTAGGTAAAATTTCAAGAAGAGATGCAGTAGCGCAGGCAATTGAAGCAAATCATTATATATACAAAAACTACTCTCCTGCTGCCTTAATTGAAAAGCTTAAAGGGTTCGACTCATTTACTATGGCAGACTGGATTGAACGTTACAAAACGATTCTTATAAGGAGAAAAGTGTCCAGAAATACTTATAAAATTCGGGTAAATCAACTGGAGACAATAAAAGAAAAATTGGGGGAAATTTTACTGACAGAAATAACCACTCGCCATATTGCCGAGTTTCTTGATTTGTGGATTGAAGGAGGGAAAAACACAATGGCAGGATCAATGCGTTCTGTGTTGTCTGATATGTTTCGTGAGGCCATTGTTGAAGGACGTATATCTCAAAATCCAGTAACGCCAACAAGAGCACCGAAAATAGTAGTTACAAGAGAACGACTGAAACTAAAGACATACAACTGCATCAGGGAGGCAGCAGATCAACTTCCGGCATGGTTCCCATTAGCTATGGATTTAGCCCTTGTAACAGGACAACGTCGCGAAGACATAACGAATATACGGTTTAGTGATATTTATGATGATCGTCTCCACATCAGGCAAATTAAGACAGGAATGATGATTGCTATCCCCCTGTCACTCAGCCTTCCTGTCGCTGGTCTACGGCTTGGTACAGTAGTTGAACAGTGCCGCCTGGTAAGCCGGGGAGATTATCTAATCAGTGCCGGGATTAGAAAAAACAGCCCTGACGGCAGCATTCACCCGGATGGCCTGACAAAAAAATTTGTCGCAGCCAGAAAATTAACAGGTATCCAGTTCAGTGAAAACCCACCAACTTTTCACGAGATCAGAAGTCTGGCTGGACGATTGTACAAAGAAACATGTGGAGAAGAATTTGCTCAGCGTCTACTTGGCCACACATCGGAGAAGACAACAAAAATGTATCTTGATGAGAGAGAAAAAACGTACTTACTGCTCTGATTTTAACGTAAATGGATTGTTAAATGTATTTTGGTTGTGATATAACCAAAAAAGACCGGAATACAGAAATTCGAGTAAATTTCGGGGAATTTCGGGAAGACGTTTGCAACTGATTGATTTTAAATACAATTAAAAAAAGACCGAATACGATTCCTGTATTCGGTCCAGGGAAATGGCTCTTGGGAGAGAGCCGTGCGCTAAAAGTTGGCATTAATGCAGGCTTAGTTGCCTTGCTCTTTAAGAATAGATGACGACGCCAGGTTTTCCAGTTTGCGTGCAAAATGGTCAATAAAAAGCGTGGGGGTCATCAGCTTAAATGTTAAAAACCGCCCGTTCTGGTGAAAGAACTGAGGCGGTTTTTTATTGGAAATCAAAAGGCTATTTTAGGTAATTAACAGAGTTTTTCAGCTCGCTCTATAAACGGTGCCAGACTCATTTTTTCGCCGGGATTGTTAGGATCATCAATCTGAATCACCGAAATGAGTTGGGCTTTAGTCTTCCCACTGGCAACTTCCTTTTGTGCGATATCGTTTAAAGGATACTGCACGAGGGTACTTGGGTTGATGACATACAAAGCATTACCTGGTCGGCAAGCCAGCATCACCTCTTCGCGATTAAACGCCCATTTGTCTTTACCCACTTCAAAACGGCTGACGGTAATCACCTGCGGTGCCGCCAGCGCAGCTGCAGAACTGGTGAGTAACAGAAACGCCAGAATACTTTTTTTCATCAT